ACTCCATTTAGTGAAGAAGATCCTGATCAACACTTGAAAATTGCAGGTGAGACAGGAATTGTTTGCTGTATTGATGGTGAGCCTATTTATAGAATCACTTATTACACAGCTGATCCTAATGAACAAGATGAATTTGTACAACATAACAATGTTGATGCAATCCGCAGTGCTAATGGTGTTGCTCCATCTAACAACAAAATTTCTGCTCAAGCAGTAGCATCTATTCAAGAAGCCTTTGATTTGAAAAATGAAGAGGAAGTAGATGATGTAGCTGAAGAAGTTATTGTTGATGATGTAGATGATACATTTGAACTGTAATTTTTAGAGCACCAATATGATTAAGAGGGTGGGCATGTGCTCACCCTTTTTTTCTTTATAAAATTCACTTAAAACCAAACTTATGCTAAATCCAGAACAAATTCAACAGCTGAAGACTCAGCAACAAATTAACTTTTTACAGTTAAGAGAAGAAAGGTATGCTTATTATGGCTTACTTCAAGAGTATCAACTTCATTCTAAAGAAGACTTGATGAAATTAGATTATGCAAAGCTTAATCCTCATCAACATTTTCTTTTCAAACGTGTACTACACGGATTGAATGTGTATACTGCAGAAGAACAAGCTAAACTCCACTGGGATAAAAAAAGAAGAATCAAAAAAGTATGGCAAAGAGGCCAAGATGTTCTCAACATTTGGAAACAAACTGTTTCTAATAGGAGGATAAATGATTATCTTTATAAAATCTTTGGAGAAAATGTCAGAGCAATCATTGATATACCGGCAGAAGACTACATTCCGGAATATAAGAATACTCTTTCTCTGAAAGATCTAGGATTGACCTATGAAGATGTAATACTGAAATTTATGTATGAAGGTTTGCTTCCAAAGAACTTTTTAACACTCAAAGGCAATGTCCCTAAATAAAGTATCTAAGAAAATGGTTAAGACCAACTCTGAATATTCAAAGTTGAGGAAGACTCATTTGGAAAAGTTTCCAATGTGTCAAGCTAAAGTCTATAACTGCTCTCTTAGATCTACGGACATACATCACATGAAAGGTAGGGGGAAGTATCATCTAGATGCTTCCACCTGGCTTTCAGTATGTAGAAGCTGCCATGACTGGATTGAAAAACATCCTGATGAAGCAAAGGAATTAGGTTATTCTGATACACGTTACTAATGGAGAAACCATTAACAATAGAAGAAGCTAAGATTATACTGATTAAGAAAGCTCTCAAAAAATATAATACTCTTACAGATGCAGCCAAAGCGTTAGGTTGTACAACTCGGTATTTAAATTATAAAATCAAAGAAATAAATAAGAATGAAAATGGAATTCAATCATGATAAAAATAGCCTTGCTGAGGCTTTAGGTATTTCTGAAAAGCATCTTGATGAGATTACAACAAAGTTGTCAACTCTTACTTTAGATGTTATTAAAGGTGATGGCTCTAAACCAAGTCATATTGCTGAAAAAATTGCAAATGAACTTAGCTATTCAGAACTTATATTTGTAGCAACACAATATATAATGAATAAGATAGAATCTTTTGAAGAATACAAGAGAGAGCTTGTAACTACCGCATTAAAAAAAATATTGAGAGATCTGGAAGATTAACAAAAGATTGGTCTCATAGCTCAACTGGATAGAGCAACAGCCTTCTAAGCTGTAGGTTCCTGGTTCAAATCCAGGTGGGATCACAAAATTTTTAACTATGAAAGGAAGTTTTATTTGTCCCAATTGCTTTACTCATAATGCATGTAGTTGTGATACATGCAAACCCTTTATAAAAGAGGGTGAATATGTTAATACATGGTCTGAAGATGGTGAAGCTCATATTTGTGGTAAATGTTCTAAATTGTACAGTCCTGATCAAAGTTTAGATATGGAGGATAAACTCCGTAATAATACTATGACTGTTGAAGACTTTAACAACAAGTATAAAGACTATCTTGAAGAAGGTCATTATGGCTTAGCTGTATCTAATCCTTTATTTATTATTTGGTTAGATGAAAAGTTTCAAGGATTTATTAAAAAACCCGGCTTTTCTTATAGTCAGATTAAGCTTAAGTTTAAATTTGGTAGATTTTATTGTGAAGGTTTAACTGCTGAAGAAATTTTTGAAGTTGAAGATAAACTTTGTTTAATCTATTAATGATATTTTCCCCTGCAGGTGCGGAATGGATGTGGGTAATCAGGTAGACACTCCCCAAAACTAGTGAGGTAATGAGAGGCAAAACAATTGTCTGACACTAGCAAAATCGTGACAGCTTGGAAAGACAAGCAATATAGCGGGTAGGTGTAACGGATGCATATATGACTCATAATCATATGGTAGTGGGTTCAACTCCCACACCCGCAACAATGAGTGAGAGATGCTCAGCAGTCTTTGACCTAAGACTCATTTAAAAATAGGTTGGCAGAAAGTCTACGGCCAGAGTGAGACTTCGTGGGATAAAGGAGAACCGCACAACTCCTCCCAGTAGTGTTGACTGTTTTCATGAGGGATGCCTCACAGGTTTTTGGAACAGAACAAAAAACCGAAATAACTACTCACCTGTAATCTCAAGGTGGGGAAATTTAGCTGGGTGATGGAACGGTAGACATGAGGGACTTAAAATCCCTTGGGTAGTAATACCCGTGTGGGTTCAAATCCCATCCCGGCTACTAAGAATAAGAAAACTCTCTTACAGAGGACGGATTAGCACCGTTGAAAGAAACTTTGGCTCTTGGGATTAGCTACCCAAATGAGTTACATGACCCAAAGTGAACTGTGATGGACCCTGCTCTGTAGTGCACTACAACAGGTGGACAGTAAACTATGTCCAATCAAATCTAAAAGCATGGTTAGCATGCAAGAGAGTTTCTTATTCTTTTATAAGTCTCATTGCTTATAATATTCTGTTATAAGCCTAAAACCTAATAATTATGTTTTATAAGTACAACAAACAAAAGCTATTGTTTGAACCTATCTACAGGGAAATGATAGTATTTGCAAGTATTTGTTTTATTATTGTAGCATCTACACTGTTAGGTGGTATTGTAGTAGGAAAAAATATTGCAGAAGCACAAGTTATTGAGTTAGAAGGTGGCATTCATGTATTAAGAGATGAAAACCAACCCTTCTCTAAAAATGATTTAGTAGATATGATTAAAGAGTTGGATATTAAATATCCTCACATTGTATTAGCACAATCTATTGTAGAAACTGGTCACTGGACTTCCCTTGTATTTAAAGAGAATCATAACTTATTTGGGATGAAGTTGGCCAACAGAAGAATTAGAACTGCTAAAGGAACACAACTTAATCATGCATACTATAATAATTGGCAAGAAAGTGTATATGACTATGCTTTCTATCAATGCCGGTATTTGAGTAAACTTGATTCTGAGCAAGATTATTATGATGCATTAGATGCTTCATATGCTTCCACAGGAAAAAAGTATTCTGAAACCTTGAAAGAGGTTGTAGAAAAAGAAAAGCTAAAAGATTTATTTGATGATAACTAAAAAAGATTCAGTTCAAGAACAAGCATTAAAAGAGATAGAAAAGTATCAAAGATGTGGTGTAGGTATTTCAATGGGTGTAGGTAAGACAAGAATTGCCATAAAACATCTAATGAAAAACTATCACCCTCTCATAAAGGTATTAGTTGTAATACCCAAATTGTCTGTTAAAGACTCTTGGGAAGATGAACTAAAGAAAATGAATCTAGAAAAGTTAAGTAATCATATAGTATTTAGCACATATCTTTCTATAAACAAACAAGATCCAACTGACTATGACATTGTCTATCTAGATGAGTGTCATAGTCTTTTGGATACTCATGAAATCTTTCTAGAGAAGTTCAAAGGAAAGATCTTAGGTTTGACTGGTACACCACCAGTTAGAAAAGGAAGTGAGAAATATAGAATGGTATATAAATACTGTCCTATAGTATTTAAGTTTTCTGTAGATCAGGCTACTGATCAAAAGATTCTAAATGATTACAGAATTTTTGTTCACAAGATTGCATTGAGTAAGTTACCGGCATTTAAGAAAAAGAATAAAAATGGTGGAGTATGGTATACTTCTGAAAAGAATGACTATGACTATCTAACAAGACAGTTAGCAGAAGCCAATACACCAAAACAAGTTCAATTCTTTTCTATTCTTAGAATGCGGGCAATGATGGATTATAATACTAAAGAGATTTATCTTAAAAGTATTTTAGACCAGGTAAATAGTAAATGTATTGTATTTGCTAATACTCAAGAACAAGCTGATAGAATTTGTAAACACAGCTATCACTCCAATAATCCAAAATCTGATGAGAATTTGCAGTTATTTAAGGATGGCAGAATACAAAAACTATCTTGTGTTATGCAATTAAATGAAGGTGTTACTGTACCTAATTTACAAGTTGGTATTATTATGCATGCCTATGGCAATGAAAGAAAGTCTGCTCAAAGAATTGGCCGTCTATTAAGACTAAATCCAACTCAGGTAGCAACATGTCATATTCTATGCTATAAAGATACCATTGATGAGAAATGGGTTAACAAAGCACTAGAAGGTTTAGATCAAGATAAAATAGTAAATGTAACAGTATGAGAATTGAAATTGAAACTTTTGAAGCAATTAAAAGAGTTGCAGGATCATTTCAAGTAGACTCTGAATCTAATGGTTTCTTTACACTAAGATTTGGTTATTGGCAGAGAAAGAATGTAGATGACATTCAATCTGTACTCCCTGAATATTTAGCTGTACATGAAGAAGACCATCATGATGAAGACTGTGGTTATTTATTTCATTATGTAATCAAACACAAAGGTCAATGGGTAGAATGAAAGAACTATTTATGGAATTAGAAGAGAAACAAGAGTTTGAACAACACTTGGAACAATCTTCTGTATTTGACTCGGGCATATTGTGCCCTAATTGTATGAAAACAAATCTTGTAGAACACAGTGCTGTTGATCTATATTGTGAAGGATGTGCTCAAGAATTTATTAAAGTTGAAAAATCAATAAGATTCCGGTAGTATGAAATGGCAAGGTAAAAGAAAAGATCAAGTAGAAAGTAGTTATAGAGCAATCTATCTTGTAATAATGATTGTTACTATTCTTACTGTAGTTTTTTTAGTTACATCATGCACATCAACAAAAGCATGCTATGTACAAAGATCAAATATCACTATAACCAATGAACAAGAAGGATTAATCTATATCAGAAATAATGATATAGGTCAAATGATCTATAGTCATTGGGCACGTGGTACATATGGGTCTGATTATAAACCCGTATTAGTAACAGACAGTACTTTCAATGTATTAATTAGAAAGTAAAGTCTGTGCCATCTTAGCTCAATTGGTAGAGCAACTGATTTGTAATCAGTAGGTTGTAGGTTCAAGTCCTATAGGTGGCTCTATGAAACACTTTATCAAGTATACCGTAGTTTGGATAAGTCAAAACTTATCTATACCATTTTGGATGGTGGGCCATGTTCATCTATCTGTAAATGTTTATAAAGATATCCATGAAGTAATTGCTTCATTTGGAATGAATATATTAGTAGCTATTGGATTTTGGATTAGCTATAAGGAAGTAAAACAAGAAAACTTAAATTAAAAATTATGAGCTTATACAACATGCTAAATGGAGTAAATCCAGCAACTTTTGTTATTTTACCAATGCTTGGTGAAAAACACCCGGATCAGTATCCGCGTTTTAGAGATTGTTTTATAGATGGAGAAGAAATCCATGTACACACAAGAGTTGGAGGGGGAAACAGAAATTGTGGTTTTGGTGAAGAAGAGTTACAAGCACATCCTAATTACTTACGTGATGAAGATGATGATTTTGATAGCACTTATGCAACATATATTTTTTCTGTTCCTGAACAATGGAAACCAGATTTTGATAAAATAGTAGCAGGTAAACTTTTAGAAATAAGTCAAGAATATAAAGACAGATTATATAAAGTTTTTCCTAAGCTTGCAGAAAAGTTTGATGAAACCTTTAAATCAGAATAAGATGAGACTATTTAAAAGTAATTGGGGTCAATGGACAGACCTATCAACTGCGGGTTATATGGGGTATAAGTATTTACTTCAAGCAAGAAGACATAAAGACGGAAGAATACAATACAGAGTTGAAAAAAGTAAGGACAGTTACACTTGCAACATTCCAACACTTGAACAATTAGAAAAAGTAACCTTTAAATCAGAATAAGATGACAGCAGTAGATGTTTATTCAGAAAGACTGAATTTATTAGAATTAAATGGATTTGTTCAAAAGAAAGGATGCATAACAAATGGAAAATATGCATTTTTATACCATCAAATAGATACATCTGAAATGACAGATAAACAATTTACAGAATTTATCAACATTATTAAATCAGAAGAAAATGAATTTAGAAAATTGGCTTAAGGATGTTTATTATGACCAGTATGGTCAGTATTTGTGGAGTAAGCAAGATAAAGATGGTGGTAGTCAAATGGTTGGAGAAATAAGAGGTTGGGGTGCATTACAAAATGCATTTAAAACACCAGAAGAAGCTTCAAAATTTCAAGACCAAGTTGGAAAATTTATTGCAGAAGCAATTAATGAAAAAATAGAAAGACAATTTAAAACTAAAAAAGATGAAAACTAACAAAAACAATTACAAAGTAGTAGAAGTAGATTATGGATTTTATTCTAAATATGTTGTAAAGAAGAAAGTATTGTATTTTTTCTGGAAGACTGTAAAAAATCATGTAGGACTTGATGTTGAATATGATACCAAAAGAGCTGCACAAGCCTACATCAATTTTCTTAAATAACCTATCCGGTTAAAACTTTGATTATGAAACTAACTTTAAAAGATGGAAAGTTTTATAGAGGTACTGAAATAGTACCTCCAGAATTTGGAAATCTTGAAATGATTCAGCTCATTAAACAAGCTGAAATCAGAGAAGAGAGAATCCAGAAATCAATTGAAGGTGTATTTACAACTGAAGAACAAACAACATACACAGTATCTGTAAAGTTTCAATGTTCTTGTGGGCATAATAATGTAGAAGATCTGGATGAGATCTTTGAAGATTTTGAACCAGATAGTGATGATCTTGAAGATTACTATGTGAATTGTTCTAAGTGTAATACAGAGTATTGTATTATGGCTTCTAATGAAAAACAGTATGTCAAAAATGCCGATGGAAATATTCTTTGGAATACAAAAAAAATATTATTTATACCCCAAAGTTAAATGACTAAATCTGAAAAGTATTACATTGACAAAAGTCAGACATTGAGGAAAGCTATAATCATATATAAAATTGAAGGTTCTGTTCATTCTCCTATTATGTATTTGAAAAAACCAAAATGGGTTAATGATACAGAGTTCACAGAGTTTTTGAATAATATTGAAATCACAATTAAAGAAAAATGAAGAAAGAACAATGGTATTACTATCTAATACACTTCTTGGCTGGAGCAGGCTTCGGACAATTAATCTTAAATTATTTAATCAAGTAAAAATCATGGTACAGAAAGTAAAAGATGCAATTCAATCATTTATGAATCCATCTGCAGAATATTTTGACTTAGAATATACTAAAAGAAAAGCAGCAGAAGAATGTTGTGAATTAGCTACTGCATTAATGCAAGGTATTAATAAAAGAAGAGCAATGAATGATCAACAAATTGAAGATGAAATTGCTGATGTATTAATGTGGGTAAATAAATTAGCAGAATTGTATGATTCTGATTATATTTCTGCTAGAATTGAAAAGAAAAAGCAAAATTATTTTAAAGATGGAAAATTATATCATAATTATCTCTGATCCTGGTGATGAACAACCAGGTACACACATTTCAATTAGTGTATGAGAGACAATATTTACATGAAACTAACCGTCAAGGACGGTGAGTTACATTTTCCTCTTAAGGCTAATGAAACAAGGTTTAAAAACTTTTTGAAATCCATCCCAGATGGTGCTCATCTAGACTTATTTATTGGAGTTACTACTGATAAAGGTAGTAATGCACAACTTGCAAGAATACACGCTATGTGTAGAGAAATAGCTAATGAACTTGGCTATACCTTTGATGAAATCAAATTAATGGTAAAACGTCATGCAGGCTTGTGCTTCACAAGAAATAATACTGAATATTGTAAGTCTTTTGCAGACTGTGATAAATCAGAATTGAACCTTGCTATACAAGCCTGTATAGAAATGGGAGACTTTAACAACTTAAACCTTAGATGATAAATCCTGTTGGATCTTATCATAGGCAGCTTTAGCTGTTACTGCATCATTCTCAACGTATGCTTTCAACAAATCTTTTACATCTGCTTCACTAATGGCATTATCAATCTTTCTAACAAGATTCTGGTCATAAGCTGCAGCTCTAAGTAGTTGTTGTAAAGCAAAAAGAGTATAGACATGGGCTTCCATCTCATTTAATTGAGGTGGATCCCCTGCTCTATCTACTGACAACAAATCTTCAAACTTCTTAAACATAGGAGTAATTGTAGATTTATCTTCAATTAGCTTTGTTAAGAAGTAAAGTAAGATTCTTTCAAGACCTAATATAAAACCGGTATTGATCTCCAATCCCTTAAGATTCTGGGTTAAGTCATAAACTTCACCTCCAGAGTATTTTTCTTCAGACATAATTGTATGATTTAAAAACAAATATATGGAAAAAACAATAAATATCCCAGATGTAAAAGAAAAACTTTCTGAAAAAATGCTTAGCCATAATTGGAAGGCTTTGGATTTTTTTCTAGATCAGTTTGAATTCCAGATTTTAATGGAAGAATTAATCCAAGAGCACACTCTTGGGCATAAATTTACTCCTAAATTAAGTGAAGCCTTTAACGGCATTCTAACTTGTCCCTCAGATAATGTTAAAGTTATCATGATTGGTCAAGATCCTTATCCACAAGCAGGTGTTGCTGATGGTATATCATTTAGCTGTAGTAAAACAATGAAAGAACAACCTTCATTAAGACACATCTTTAATGAAGTTCAGAAATTATACCCGGAAGGGTATGATAGAGACCCAAACCTACAAAAATGGACCCGTCAGGGTATAATTATGCTGAACACAGCACTTACATGTAGAGTTGGGGAGATTGGTTCACACTATCACATTTGGAAAGGCTTTACAGCATTCTTCTTGGATTATGTGAATAGACGTCATAAGGATTGTATAGCCGTACTTCTTGGTAAGAAGGCAGAAGAATGGGCACAATACCTTGATAATCTGGATGTTATCCGGGTTAGCCATCCCGCATCAGCAGCTTATTCAGGAGGTCATTGGGAAAGCAATGATCTTTTCAACACTATAAACAAAAAGCTAAATAAGCTTGGAAAAGACAGTATAATTTGGTAAATTTGATAGCTAAAAATGTGGGAACTATTACAAAAAATACTAGAATACAGGATATCACCTAATGCGTGTTTATTCTTATTTTCAGTAAGAGAAAATGTCCAGTGCCCTTTTGTTAAACATGAAGATTGTATTCATGAATTAATTGATGCAGAGTTTATTACTTATGATCTTAATGATCAAGGAAGAGTAATAACTATCACAGAAAAGGGAATGGCCTTTATTTATTTATTGGATAATTATTTTGTCAAAGCAAAGAAAAAGACAAACATCCAACTGATGGGAAAAGAATTTGTACAAAACATTGAGACGTACAGAGACACCTTCCCAAAAGGTAAGTTACCAAGTGGTATGCCGGCCCGGAATAATACTAAAGCTTTAGGAGAATCATTTAGATGGTTCTTTGAAACTTTTGATTATACATGGGAAGAAGTACACAAAGCAACTAAGATGTATGTTGATGAATACAGAGCAAATAATTATCTCTATATGCAAACAAGTCAATACTTTATTGCAAAACAAGACAAGCATAAAGTTAAAAAATCAACTTTAGCTGATTATTGTGACATGGTCAGAGATGGTGTTCAAACTGAAACACAACATTTTACAGAGAAAGTAGTATGAGTAAACCAGAAAAAGCCTGGAATGGGCAGTATAATTCATTTAATGAAGCACTTAAGTATATGCAGAAAAGAGCTGCAGGACAAGAGAAGTCTATATATACTCCATGGCCAAAATTTAATGATGCTACAACAGATGGTTTAGAATGGAATACACTTACTGTAATAGGAGGTAGACCTGGTTCAGGTAAAACTCTAATTAAAGATCAGATTATCAGAGAATCTTTTTCATTAAATCCTCATGATAACTTCAGAGCTTTAGAGTTTCAATTTGAGATGGTTGGTAGAACTTCTGCATTAAGAGAGTTCTCATCAATCACTGGTAAAACATACAAAGAGTTATGTAGTGCCGGATCTAAACTAACTAATGATGTGTTAAATAAATGTCATGAGTATGCAAAAGGTAGAGTTAAATATCCTGTTGATATTATTAGCACTCCAATGACAGTTAATCAAATGCGTGAGCAGATTGATATGTACATGGATGTTCATAAAGGACAAAGGACCATTATAACTCTTGACCACACAATGTTGGTAAAAAGAGCACCTTACCAGAATAACAGTTTAGATATGTTATTTGAACTAGGTGAGTTTTTTACACAAACTAAAAGGGATTATCCTGTTTTATTTATTGTGCTCTCACAGCTTAATAGAAACATTGATAACCCTGACAGAGCTGTAGATGGTAAATACGGTAACTATATTCTTGAATCAGATATTTTTGGTTCAGATGCTATGTTACAACATGCTGATACTTTAATTGGTATTAACAGACCAGCTAAGCAAAAAATAAGATATTACGGTCCAGATAGATATGTAATTGAAGATGATGCAACATTAGTTTTACATTTTCTAAAAGCACGTAATGGGGATACAAGAATGAGCTTTTTTAAAGGCTTATTTGCCCAAATGGAAATTATTGAAATGGCAACTCCTCCAATACAAACCAGATGATAAGCACAAAAAATCAAGAAAAACAAATGACTCCAGAAGAAAGAAAATCAAAAGTCAATTTATTAAGAACTGAACATCAAGATTATTTTGATACTTCAGGAATGCCAGATGCTTTGTTTATACCAAAGATGGCGTATAGACCTCCTGGAAAAGATGATTTATATATCAGTTTTTTCCCAAGTGAGTTACAAAAGGGGCAAGATATTTACACAGAGTTTGTAAGTATTGATTATGATTCTGAAGATCCAAAAAGAACTTTGTATCTGCTGAAGAATAATCCTTACTGGAAAGAAGAGTATGAACTTACTACTTCAAATGCAGGCTTTGAAAGATATTTGATTCCTGTAAATGAGTTGAAGGTTATTAATGATGCTTCTAACAGACATGCATCTGAAGTGAAGGAAATCTTAAATCTTCAAGAACTACCAGATCCTGATCAAACATTCTCCTATATAGGGATTGTGAATGCTTTAGACAGAATTGCTAATGCGTTAGAAAGAATTGAAAGTAAACTAGACAACAAGAAAAAGTAAATTAAGTAAATATGGCACAAAGTGTATTAGTAATTGCTGAGTCAGGCTCAGGTAAATCAACTTCCATTAGGAACTTAGATCCTAATGAAACAGTAATCATTAACATTGCAAACAAACCTTTACCTTTTAAAGGTTGGAAAAGCAAATACACAACTTTGGATAAAGAAAATCCTAAAGGAAATCTTTTAAGTGTTTCCTCTGGTCCCGGTGTATTAAAAGCAATGATGCATGTTAATGAGAAAATGCCACACATCAAGAACTTGGTTATTGATGATTGGCAATATATGTCAAGCTTTGAGTATTTTGACAAAGCAACAGAGAAAGGTTATGATAAATTTACCTCTATTGCTGCAAACCTTGCAGCTGTTGCTAAAGCACCAAAAGACCTCAGAGATGATCTATATGTGTTTTTCTTAACACATTCAGAAGATAGCACTGATATTAATGGAAAACGTAAGATCAAAGCTAAAACTGTTGGTAAAATGATTGATAATTCCCTTACCTTAGAGGGCTTGTTTTCAATTGTTTTGTTTGGCAGAGTAATTAAAGAAGATGATGGTAAGTTGAACTATGTGTTTGCAACACAGACAGATGGTGAGACAACCTGTAAATCCCCAATGGGTATGTTTGATGAAGAGATGATCCCAAATGATCTTCAATATGTCAAAGAATGTATCCAGAAGTATGAAAATGAATAATAACTTTAAATTTTAAAATCAAATCACATGTTTAGTACAAAAAACGTATCAGCAAACAGAGTAAGTCCAGTTATTGGACCAGGTAATCACAAAGTAAAAATCAATAGCTTAAGCTTTGATGCTACTCCTTATGATCCACAAGCATTTAATATCACATTAAATGTAGAAACAGAACCAGTTGGTGGAGAATTCCAAGGTTTCTTGGTAGATGCTAACAATCCTAATGGCCCACGTTATGCAGGTCAAGTTGGTCGTGTTAGAATGTCTCCATATCCTTACAAAGATACAACTCTTCCTACAGGAAGAAAGATTGTAGCTGCAGATGAAATGGTAAAAGCAATTGCTTTCTTAGCAGATGTTACTGGTAAAAGAGATGAGGTAGATATGATTGAAGCTAATTCTCTTGAGCAATTCTCAAATGCATGTGCTCAAATTTTCAAAAACACTGATTATATCAATGCTTGCATTGGTGGCCGTGAGTGGGAAAACAATGATGGTTATGTAAATGTAGATTTACACTTACCTCGTTTATCCAAAACAGGTTTACCTCTTGAAGCTGTTGGTTCTACTGCAGGTAGATTGCTTACATTTAACTATGATGAGCATGTTAGAAAACTTGTTAAGAAAGAAACAACATCAGCAGGTAGTTTTGAACCTACCACTGGTAACACAGGAGATGATTTTGATCTATAATTAGTATTAATAATTAAATAAGGGAGGGCCTCCGGGCCTTCCCTCTTTAATTTATGTTTAGCACAAAAAACGTTATTGTTGAAGTAAATCAAGTTCCAAGCTATTGGGTATTTCAATATTATTTGGGACTTCATGAAAAACTAACAGGGCAAGATGTCAAAATAAAATCTGCTTGGAATTCTGCAGAAAGAACTCCTAGCTTCTGCATCTATGTAGATAAAGCTCAGATGCAGTATTTATTTAAAGACTTCTCAACTGGTAAGTTTGGTAATAAGATTACCCTGGTCATGGAGTTGTTTAATATTGATTATGCCACAGCTTGTGATAAGCTTGTCCATGATTATAATGTCTATATAAAGAATCAAGGTACTGAATCTATTGAGCTTAACCCGCATCATAAATGGGAACTGGGCAATATTAGCCCAAGACAATGGAATACTTTAGACTCTGCTTATTGGTTGAGTTATAGAATAGGTAAAACAATGCTTGAAGAATATAATGTCAAGCCTCTTGAATACTATACTATGCTTAAAGATGAAGATGGGACTACCAGTAAATTAAAAATTGAAGGTGAGCATATTTATGCTTACTGTGATAAAGATGGTACACCCTATAAAATCTATCAACCATTTAAGAAGAAGCATAAGTTTCATAAGCTCAAGTCACATATTCAAGGACTTGATCAACTTAAATATGATCAACCTTATTTAGTTATTTGTTCATCTCTTAAAGATGCAATGTGCTTGAAAGGATTTGGTTATAATATAGAAGTTATTGCACCTGACAGTGAGAATACTGTTATTAAACCTTATATCATTGAGAACTTAAAACTCAGATATAAGAAGATAATAACTTTATTTGACAATGATGAGGCAGGACATAAAGCTATTGAAAGATATGCAAAAGCATATAATATTAATGGAACTGCCTTAATTATATGCAAAGACATATCAGATGCAGTAAAGGAACATGGCTTTGAACAAACACATCAACATTTAAAACCGCTTTTAAAGGAAGCATTATATAAAGTATGAAGTTTTTTATACCAGGAAACGTACCCTCTTCAAAGAATGGTAGACGTTGGACCGGCAAATATTTTATTGCCAGTAAAACAGTAGTTAATTATAGAAAAATTGCCAAACCATATTATGTTCAATATGCTGAAGCATTTAAAACTGAATTAGCCAAACATGCATTTCCTGTAGAAATAGGCCTAACATTTATTAGGGGAACCAAACACAAGTTTGACTATATTAATCCAGCTCAAACCGTACAAGATGATATGGTTACACACGGATGGATTGAAGATGATAATGTTGAATTCATTAAACCAGTGTTTTTTGATTATCAATATGATAAAAATAAACCAGGAGTAATAATTGAAATAAATCCAAATGGCAAAACTCAGTCAAGAGATACTACCCCTTTTAGTAAACCTAAAAGACAAGGGCGTAATAAAAATTGAAATTACTTTTTCTGGTTCTGGTGATTCAGGTGATATTGATGAACTAGAATTTTATACAGGCACAGACTATATAAGCCACTATCAACGTGAGGACAAACCACATTTGAATGATTATATATCTGATCAACAATACAATAAATTAAGAGATGCATGTTATGAATTGATTGATGAATGTATTGAAGGAGCTGATTGGTATAATAATGATGGCGGTTATGGCAGAATAGATATTAATCTTGAGTCAATGACAGCTGACGTAGAATATAGTCAAAGAACTACACATGACTATAGCTGGGAAGATGTATCAATATTTGATATATAATGGCCCATCCAAACTTGCATGCTAAAAGCTCTGCAAGAAAGTTTGGCGGTAAACCTGAAGATTATATACATATTCATGAGTGGTTTGATGAGACTAAAGCATGGCTTGGTCATTCAAATCATAGGTTATTCCGTCATCATTCTGAAGGAATCTTTGAAGCAGAGATCTTATTTGGAAAAAGTTTTACTAACTCAGATGGTAAAACAGTATACACAAGATATGTAGGTGAACAACATGTAAAAGAAGACTGTAATAATTACATTCCTTCTGCTAAAGAATGGATAGTTCATCTAAATAGTAAGTCCCGTCCGGATTGGATGAAAAAAACTCTAGAAATAAATGACTGATACAACTATCTCCATTACAGAAGCATTAGAGTTAGAACGCATGCTTAATGCAGGTGCTGAAGATTATGAGATTGCGGTAAGCAATATCAAAAATTTAGATCTTCATCCTGTATATGTAATGCTTCTTTCTAAGAATCTGAACTCTTATAAAAGAAGAGATTTCTTGAATAGTTTTGGAATTGACTCTATCAATCTTGCAGCATTATCATTTGATAATCTATATGATAAAGTTAAAGTAAATCCAGAACTAATCCAGGATGAAGTTCTTAAAGAGTACTTCTATCATTCTATTAAAAAATTAGTTACACAATCATTAGATGCACTATCATTACCATTGCTAGATGTATCTATTAAAATTAAATGGCCTAAATGCAAGCAGTAATTGACAAAGTATCAAAAGCTTCTAAGCTATTGATATTTAGTGAACCCTTTTATGGACTGTTCTTGATTGGTCTTAACAAAAAATATAGAAAAGATATACCAACAGCCGGTGTTAGTAAACATGGTATTGGTGTTCAGCTTTCTATAAATCCTGATTTTGTTAATCCGTTATCAGAAGAACACACAATTGGTCTCTTGAAGCATGAGCTTCTTCACATAGCCTTTGGTCATTTGACTGTTAAGGATATGTATCCAGACCACAGATTATTCAATATTGCAGCTGATCTTGAGATCAATCAATATATTGATGAGCAGTATCTGCCTGAAGGAGGTTTAACACTGGACACATTTCCAGAATTGAATCTTCCTAAGAAGGCGGGTACAAAAACATACTATGATTTGTTACAGCAGGCCCGTGATAATGGGACCTCGGAGACATTGGAAAACATTCTTAGTCAAATGGATGGTGAAAGTATTTATGATCACAAGACATGGCAAGAGTTTGATGATTTATCTGAAGCTGAAAAGAAGTTGATTGAAAAGCAAATTGATCACCAACTTAAAGAAGCAGCTGAACAAACAGAGAAAAGACAAGGACATTTACCTGGAGAACTGGCAGAGATTTTTAGAAGACTATTTACAATTGAACCACCAAAGTTTGATTGGAAAGCCTATCTAAGAAGATTTGTTGGTAATTCATCTATTGTCTATACAAAGAAGTTAAGGAGAAAGTATAACAAAAGATATACGGAGAACCCTGGCTTAAAGATTAAACACAAGAATCATATTCTTGTAGGTGTTGATACTTCAGGTTCTGTAAGTAGTGCAGAACTGATAGAATTTATGAATGAGTTGAATCACATGCATAAGACTGGACATAAAATTACAGTTGCACAGTGTGATACTCAGATTAATTCTATAGAAGATTTTAATCCTAAAAAAGACTGGAATATCAAAGGCCGTGGAGGTACTGATTTTCAACCAGTTATAAATCACTATAATGAACACGGGCGGTATACTGCTCTTATATATTTAACAGATGGTGAATGCTCTGCTCCAGTAGGTTGTCCTAAGAATGCTTTATGGGTTCTTAGTAGCAAATCAAGAATGGTAGATTATTTACCTGGTAAAACAATTCAATTAAATTAATCAATTATGGCACAAGTAAATTTAAACATTGATGACCTTAAAGGTTTCGTAAATCACATTATTAACAACAACAGATTCTTACAAGCACAAGGTAAACCACCAGTTGCTATTGAAGTAATGGGTGAATCTGGCATTGGTAAAACGTCTACTGTAGTAGAACTTGCAAAAGAACATAATTTAAATTTTGTAAAGTTAAACTTAGCACAGATTGAGGAGCTTGGTGATTTAGTTGGTTTCCCTGTACGTCAGTTTCAGATGTATAAGGAACAAGCTGTTTCAGCAAATTCTCAAGACACAATTAATTATACTGCTGCTCAAAGAGCTGCTGCTTCTACAGACCTTGCTAATATGAATGGTACTGTTGTTAAGAAAGTTGGAATCTGGGTTGATGAACTTGCTGTATCTGAGTATCTAAAGAATGGATATAAGATGACAGGTAAGAACAGAATGTCTTATTGTGCACCGGAATGGATTGCAGATAAAAAAGAAGGAGGCATTCTATTGCTAGATGACTGGAACCGTGCTGATGTAAGATTTATTCAGGCTGTCATGGAATTAATTGACCGTCAAACTTATATCTCATGGTCTCTTCCAAAAGACTGGCACATCATCTTGACATCAAATCCAGACAATGGTGACTACATGGTTAATTCAGTGGATGCTGCACAAAAGACACGTTATATTACTGCAAACTTAAAGTTTGACATTAATGTATGGGCACGTTGGGCAGAAGAAGCAGGAATTGACTCACGTTGTATTAACTTCTTGTTAATGCATCCTGAATTAGTTACAACAGAAACTAATGCAAGATCTATCACAACTTTCTTCAATGCTATTTCTAGCTTTGAATCATTTGAGGATAACTTAAGCATGATTCAAATGATTGGTGAAGGTTCTGTAGGTGATGCATTTGCAAGTATGTTTACTGTATTTATCAATAACAAACTGGATAAGCTAGTTACTCCTAAAGATCTTTTGACACATGATAATGAGTCATACATCTTGGGTGAACTTAAGTCTTGTGTAGGTAGTGGTGATAACTTCAGAGCAGACATTGCTTCTACACTTGCAACACGTTTAGCTAACTATGCAGTTGTTTATGCAAAGGATAATACAATCAGCCAAAAGATTACAGATCGTTTGATCTCTCTGTCTACTAAAGATTATTTTACCAATGATTTGAAGTATTTGGTTGTACGTACAATCTTTAATGGGAATAAGCAGAAGTTTAACAAAATGATGATGAATCCAGAAATCATCAAAATGACAATGAAGTAATGGCAAGTAAATCTGTTTACCAAGATTTGGATCAAACAGTATTACAACACTTTGGATTAGGAAGTGCCCCTGTATATGGGGTACTTTCCTCTTCCAATTTAGATACTGTTGAATCAGTAGTATGTGTACAGGATCCTGACTTATATAGTAAGATAGAAACTACTCTTAAAAAAGAAACTCTCAGTACAAACTGGAAGAATTATAAAAGAGCTTTTGTCTTGCCTAAATGTCCGGTATCTCTAGATAGAATAAAAGCTGCTGCAAGAGAGCATAATATTGTAATAGTAGGTGACTATGAAAAAGCAGATTTCATTATATCTCATAATGATATAAATGAAAGTCTTAATAATGGTGAGACTATTAAATCAACATTGCTCTTGGCAAAGCTTTGGAATTATGATGTAATTGAAGATACATCAGGTAGACTTCCAATTGTAGATTCAAGTGGTATGTCTTGTATTTATGATGACAAATGGAGTAAGCATGTGAACAGCTGGAATTGTAACACAACCAATCTTTATGATTCATGGATGATTACAGGAATGGCAATGAATATTGCTTATGCATTAGAAATAGGATCTTTAAATGGAGTGGTTGATGTTGATACTTTCATGCATTCATCCGCAACAATTCAAGATCTAACAGAAGATCTAGTTCAGACAATATCAAATATGATGGGCAGCTATAGTGATGATGATCTTGAAATTGCAAGTAAGTTATTACCAACAATTAATCTAACTAAAAACCATCATCTTCTGTGGCATTTGTTCAAAAAAATAGATACTTATTTATATAAGTTCAATAGAAATAAAGACGTACAGTTTTGGCTTTCTAGTAAAAAGTATAGTTATGAAAGATTGGATGCTCAAGATCTTATCTTAAAGCTAGAACAAGATAATTTACTGGATAGTACTGCATTTAAATTTTTAGAACCAATCTGTAGAAAGGAAATAAAAATTTACAATAGAGATCTGTATGTATTTAATGTTTCAGTAAAACCTAAATACCAGCAATATTTAAAATGAAATCATTTGAATTACAATTAGAGATAAAAGCTGTTGCAGCAACGCATAAAATATATGTCAAGCATGTAACAAAAGAAAAGCCGGTAATTATTTTCAAAAGGAATTCTGATCATGGTATTAACTTCAGAGTTAAAAGTCTTGATATTAAAAAAGTATCACTGCAAGACAAAACTATCTTCAGATATCCTAAGTTATCATTGCCTAGGCAAAAGGTGGATGTATTAAAAGAGAAGTATAATTTATCTGTAGTTAGAACATCAGACACTGCGGATTACAAAATTATCTCTGAAGACTATGTCAATTCACTGCTTGATAGAAAGTGGAGTGAATCTATAATGTTTGATAAGTTTATTGAGTATTACAAGAGTACATCACTACATTGGGATACAAAGAGTGTTGAAGATGCTATTAAAAGTATTCAAGATCAAGTAGATTTAGAAGATAAGGTTGCAATATCTATTAGAAGTAATATGGCTTGGAATTTTCATAATACTTCAGCCTATGATGTAAGCAGAGAAATGCCCTGGATAGAGGATAAAGTTCTTTATATATCTGATGAATCTACTTTAAAAGCAATATTGAGTTCTGATAACTTAATATATGACACAGCTTTATCTGGTGTTACTGTTGAGGATTCTGTAATTCTTGGTGAAAAAGAATATGATAGTCTATTATCAATGATTAATAGTAAAGATAAAGAGAATGTAAATTTGGCTTTAGAGATGATGGCTAACTGCAACGTTGAAAAGTCATTTGATATCATTGCTTTGATCTTTTATATGAATCATGCTATACTAAAAGATTTTAGTACAAACTGGACCAGTATCAACATTAAAAGCTTAAGAAAAAGATTCAATGAATTTATTCCTTATGGTAATTATAATGTTCATTACTTTGACAGATTGCTCAAGAATTTAATTAGTGAAAATGCTTTAACTGAATTTGCATTTAAAATAGTATCTATTAAAATGCTAGATTATCTTACTCATTCTATGGGTTTCAATGATGAATCAGTATTTGATCTAAAACTTCAAGACATTAAGTTAAAGCCTCATTTCTATGAGAAGCTCAAGTTAAATGATAAAGGTGTCAAAATTATAGATACTCACAGTTATTTACCGTTTTAGGGAGATGCCATAATTGATGGGGAGTTCTTTATATGGAGAGCTCCCCACTCCCTTCTTTTAAAATTAACAGACCATGACAGATAAAGAAAAAGAGTTTTACTCAAAATCATTTAAGTTCAGTTATTCATCTTTGAATAAACTGATATTCTCACCTTCATTATTCTACAGAGATTATATTCTGGGTGATAAAGAAGAGAGATTAGACAAACACCTTATTGAAGGCAAGCTTATTCACTGCCTTGTATTTGAACCAGAAAAGCTGGAAGAGAAATTTAAAATTGTCCCAGGTAAAACACCAACGGATAATGTTAGAAAAATCCTACATAAACTAGCAGAAAGGGTCTTAATGACGGATAAAACCAACATTGACCTTATGTCTGAGGATCTTCAAGAATCTATTCTAGATATCTTAAAAGAAGAGAATCTGTATCAATCACTTAAAGAAGACTCAGCCAGAGTTGTTAAGATTCAATGTGATGAGAATCTAGAGTACTGGAAATTTATTAATAATCCAAAAGTAGATGTAATTGATCAGGATACTTTAGCTAAGTGTAAAGAACAGGCTAATATAGTTATGGAGAATGAGCAGGTTAAACTTCTTTTTGCAAAGAGGGAAACTGACTTTGCTCTAGATCCTATCCAAACATTTGCAGAGAAATACTTAGAGTGTGAGTTGAATCAAGATTTACCATTTGGTTTAAAAGGCTTCATTGACTTCTATCAGATTGATGATGAAGCTAAAGTGGTTACAATTTGTGACCTAAAGACCAGCGGTAAAGCACTTGCAGACTTCCCGGAATCAATTGAATTTTATAATTACTGGCTGCAGGCTGCTATTTATTGTAAATTAGTTTATGAAAATCTCCCTGAAGAAAAGCAGGATTATGATATTTTGTTTAAATTTGTTGTAATTGATAGGTATAATCAGGTATATCCCTTTGATGTATCCCAATCAACATTGGCAATTTGGGCAGAGAATTTTCAAGAGACAATTAACAAAGCAGCATATCATTACAAAAACAACAACTATTCATTGCCTTATGAGTTTATTGTTGGAAAAGTAGTGCTATAATATGAAAATTGTATACACAGAGTATTTTCAAAAGAGTAAAGTCTTTCTTTATCCATTATTAGGTTTAAAGAAAGGCCTTGAATATGTCCCGGCAGATACTTACATCTGCTGGGATAAACTCTTTGACACTAAAGATTACAAACTAATATGTGTATACGGAACTGAAAAGACAGTTGACTTTAAAAACTTTGAGCTCAAGTATCTTAAAAATCACAGTATGCTAGAATTTTATCAGGATTTAGGTGATAAACAAGTGTATGTGTTTGATATTAAAGCCTATAAGCATGATCATATGATGTTCACACAAGGACATTATTCTAAAATGTCTGTTGGAGCAAAGAACAAAATTTTACAGTACTTTGGTTCTAAAGGTAAGGCGTCTGATTATATTGAAAGTTTTCTTAACCCATCTGGATTTCATGAAGTATATGCAGAAAGTTTAGGTGTCAATATAGAATTAATCAAGGAAGTTTATGAAGTGTGTAGTAAACCTGATATAGTTAAAGAAACACTGTGTGAAAAAATACCAGAAGACTTGCAATTTTTAAAAGATAATTTTATATCTTTGAAGCAAAACCAATAATAAAATGGCAGAAAAAACAACATTTGGAAAGAACATGATGCTGATTTCTTCAGCATTCAGAGGAGTTAAATCCTTTAGCATGATCCCAGTTACACAAGATTGTCCTTATGTAGAGGCAATGTTTGATCCAACATCAGGGATTCTTGCAGTCATCAGTAAAGTAAAGAAGCAAGCTATGCATATGGTGCCTAGACTTGATGAAAATGGACAACCTATTAGACTTAGGACTCCAAACATGGAAGCAGGTAAAACTGTAAAGGAACAGAGACTTCAAATTGAAACATTTTCTGAAATCTATATTACAGAGAAAGATGAGATTGCACAATTTGTCTATATGTTTGCAGTAAATGCTGAACAGTTTGACATTGCTCCTTTCTTTGTTGATGTAAAGGAAACTAAAACTTCAAGTATCATTTTACCCTAAGTTCTTATTCCTTTGTAAAACCGTAATTAGAGGGGTACATTGTATCCCTTTTTTTATCTTATGCAATTAATAACCACACACCCAATTAAAAAATCTGACTTAGGCTTTCATGCAAATCTATTTGGTGGAAAGCTACTGGCATGGTTAGATGCTGCTGCGGCAGCCTATGCTATGGAAGTATGTGATTCACCTAGAATGGTAACGGTTATGATTGATAAGTGTATATTTAAAAAACCTGCCAAGGAAGGTCAGCTTATAAAAATCTATGGGGATGTTAAAGAGGTAGGAAATACCAGTATAACATTCTATATGGAAGCAAGAGCTCACAATGTTTACTCAGGCAATCAGGTTGTAATTCTTTCAACTAATATTAAGTTTGTAAGAATTGATGAGAATGGAGATCCCATTCCTTTATCTTCATATGTGAAACAGAAATATAAAAATCTAAATAGAAATGAATCACTGGATAATGGATTATGAGACGTTGAGGAATTGCTTTGTTGCAGTATTTGAACATTATAAAACCTCAGAAAGAAAAGTTTTCATTGTTCATGATTTACAAAATGACTTTGGAAACTTTATACAATTTTTAAAACAGAATGAAGAGAATAGAGAATGGCATATATCTTATAATGGTTTGGCTTTTGATGGTCAGATTACTCATTATATTATAGAAAACCATGATCTATGGGCTAATCTAGGCGGATGCCAGATAGCTGAAATCATTTATGCTTATGCAGCAAAATGCATAGGTAAAAGTGATACAAAAGAATTCCAGGACTATCCCTTATGGAAAATGTCCATTGGTCAGATTGACTTATTTAAAATGCATCACTGGGATAATCCCGCAAAGAGATCCAGTTTAAAATGGATACAGTATAGTATGGATTGGGATAACATTCTTGAAATGCCTATTCATCACAATACTTTGATTACAACTAAAGAACAGATAGATACTATTGTAGAGTATTGCATAAATGATGTGCAGTCTACCAAAGAAATATTTAGAAGATCAGAATCACAAATCAGATTAAGGAAAGAACTAACTAAAACATATGGTATTAATTTGTACAGTGCCTCAGAACCAAGGATAAGTAAGGAACTATTTGCTTATTATATGTCTGAGAAGCTGAACATACAGAAGAAAGATATCAAGGCAATGAGAACTTACAGAAGTAAGATCAAGTTAGCAGATGTCATTCTACCTTATGTAAAATTTGAGTCACCTGAATTTAAATCTCTGCTAGAAAGATTCCGGGCTGTTGAACTCAGTCCAGATAACTTGAAAGGTGGATTTAAATATTCTGTTAACTATAAAGGTGTTACAACACACTTTGGTTTAGGTGGTGTTCATGGTGCTAGAAAAGCAGGCATATATAAATCAGATGATGAATATGTGATTATGAGTTCTGACGTAGTGAGCTTTTACCCAAATCTTGTTATCAGAAATAAATGGGCACCGGGTCATTTCCCTAAACAAGAATTTTGTGACCAGTATGAATGGTTCTTTGAGGAGAGAAAAAAGATTCCTAAAAAGGACCCAATGAATTATGTTTATAAGATTATCTTAAATTCTACTTTTGGCTTAAGCAATGACAAAGATAGTTTCTTCTATGATCCTGAACTTACCATGAGAATTACAATTAACGGTCAGCTAAGTCTGATGATGTTATATGAAATGATCATGGAAAGAATACCTAATGCTGTACCTCTAATGCAGAATACAGACGGTGTAGAAACAAGGATTCCTAGAATTTACATTGATGAATACATGAAGATATGTGAAGAGTGGGAACAAATTACTAATCTCTCTCTAGAACATGATGAGTACCAAAAATTGGTACTAGGTGATGTAAACAACTATATTGGTTTAAATAACTTCAAGCAAGTTGATATAACTACCTGGAGAAATATTAAGAAAGAGTATCCTCACTATGTATTCAAGGTTGAAGGTGATAAATTTATGTATGCACCGGCCAAACTTAAAGGTAGATTTGACTTTTATGATCTAGCCTTGCATAAGAATAAATCTAAACTGATTATTCCTAAAGCAATCTATCATTATTTTATCCATGATATTTTACCTCATGACTATCTAGAACAGAACAGAAACATTCTTGATTATTGTATAGGTAGCAAATCTAGAGGTGAATGGAAACAAGTTGCTAAAGCAATTAGAGATGGTGAATACTATGAAGAAGATCTTCAGAAGATCAACAGATACTATGTTGCTAAAGTAGGTGGCAGACAAGAAGTTAAAATAATCAAAGTAAACACAGTAGACGGAAGACAAATCCAGCTTGAAGCTGGTAAATGGATGCAAAAGCTATTCAATAAAATAGAAATCAAACCACAGTGGGAAAGCTATGGTATTGATAAATCATATTACATTGAAGCAATTGAATCTGAAATTAACAACATCTTAAACGCATCAGCAAATCAACTTACACTATTTTAATATGAACTACTCAGAATTAGAATCCGCAGTAGAGCAGTGGGCTTTGGACAAGGGAATCTTGTCCAAGGCTACACCTATGGCTCAAGCTCTTAAAACTTTAGAAGAAACTACAGAGTTTTGTAGAGCAGTAAACACAAATGACCGTGAAGAAATCATTGACTCAATGGGTGATATCATGGTTACTTTAATTATCCAGGCCAAGATGCAAAATCTTAAATTAGAAGATTGCCTTGAGTCTGCTTATAATGTGATCAGTAAACGTACCGGTAAAATGGTAAATGGTCAGTTTGTTAAGGATAAGTAATGAAAAATATTGACAGAGATGAATTAAAAACATTTCTTTATTTATTGATTTATTTATCAGTAATGCTCTGCCTGTCACTTTTAATACCTAAATAATGGAAGAAAGAAAACAACTAGTTTATAATTCTGTGACATGTCAGGAATGCAATGAAACAATTGTAAGTTACCATAGACATGATTATAAAACGTGCTCTTGCCCTAATAATGCAATGGTAGATGGAGGCACAGATTATTTAAGATATGGTGCTAAAGATATGAGTAAAATCAAAATCTTTGCAGTATATGATGATGATCCGTATGAAACCGTTAGACAGTATGCTACACGTGGTTCAAGAGGTGTAGATGGTAAACAACCGCTTAAATGGATACCATTATCTGAAATGGAAGATGATCACTTAGAAGCTATTTTAGATTATGGTGGTCCTGAATGGCATATGAATCTTATTAGAAAAGAAATTCAATACAGGAAAGATAATGGAATTAGAATCTAAAAAGCTTACTAATCAAGAAGTGGCTACTGGTCTAGCAATGGTAGGTCTTTCTGTATCTGAAAATATAGCCGGTCTAATTCAAGATACAATGCATGCCCTAATTAATCAGGGTGATCAATTTGATTTACTTACTGCAGTGAGTATCCAATCTAATTATAATTCTCACAAGCATAAAGTAGAAGAGTTAAATGCTCAATATAGAATACTTAGTGAGTTATATAATCCCAAAAGCAAACACAAGACGCAAGTTAAAATAGGTTTACTTTTGAATGATATTCTAAAACAAATTGAAAATATTAGTAAAAATGGAACAGACAAAACGTAGAAACCTAAGTGGTGTTTACATCTTCCACAAATTTGAAGATGAAGAAAGTAGACAACCAACATGCTTTGAGGATTGCCCTGAAGAAAAACAAGATGAATGGTTAAATTCACTTGGTCCAGAAGCAGTAAAAAATTTAGCCAAACACCTAGGCAGTACATTAAGAAAATTAGGTGATCACTTTGACATTTTAGTTAGTGAAGAAGATGAACTTGATAGGAATTAGTGGTAAAATAGGTGCCGGTAAAGATACTGTTGGTATTATTATTAGACAGTTGGGCTTTACAAACAACGGAGGCACTTGGGAAAACATGAAGTTTGCTGGTAAATTAAAAATCATTGCCAGTTTACTTACAGGAATTCCTATAGAAAAGTTTGAAGATCAAGAATTTAAAAAAACAATTCTTGGATCTGAGTGGGGTAGACCTACCAAACAAAATCCTTTAAATGCAATTGAACCTTTTAAGGATATCACCTTTGTTGAAATGATGTCTGTAAGAGATCTATTACAAAAACTTGGAACTGAAGCTATGAGAAATGGTCTTCATGAAAATGTTTGGGTAAATGCACTCTTTGCAGATTACACAGAAGACAAACAGTGGGTTATCACAGATGTTAGATTTCCAAATGAATTCAAAGCAATCAAAGAAAAAGGTGGTATTGTAATTAGAGTTAACCGTCCTGGCCATGGTAATTCTATGAAAGAACTTGCTGAGGCTCATCCAAGTGAAACAGCTTTAGACGGACATGAATTTGATTATGTTATTGAAAATGATGGTAATCTTGAGAAACTCATTGACAAAGTAAAGGAGATTTTATTAACTGAAAATATTATCAAGTAATGACATTCAATATTGATTTTGATGGAACAGTTGTAACACATGACTTTCCACGTGTAGGTAAAGATATAGGAGCAGTGCCAGTACTTAAAAAACTAGTTGCTGCAGGTCATCATTTGATTTTATTTACAATGAGAGATGACAGATTGGAAAAGAATGATCCAGGAGATCCTTTAATACAGGATGTTACAGGTACATTTTTAACTGATGCTGTCAACTGGTTTAAAGAAAATGGCATTCCTTTATATGGAATTCAAGCAAACCCAACACAAAGAAATTGGACTAACAGTCCTAAGTCTTTTGCTGAGGTTATGATTGATGATTCTGCTTTAGGTTGTCCTTTAAAATATGATCCTGAACTTTCTCACAGAGCTTTTGTAGATTGGGTTGAGATTGAAAAACTATTGATTGAAAAAAAACTTATTTAATGAATAACACGGTAGAATTATTAGGTTATTATGGTACTGATCTGGTTCATGCACAATCAGCATGGACCAGTACCAGCAGAGATCTTTCCAATGAGAAGTTAGAAAGAGTTGGAGCATTATTAAATATGCTTGCAAGTGAAGGGCATCATACTCCTTTTGAAAAGTCTTCATTACATTTTCTTGTAACTGTTGATCAGGCCACACATATTCATTTACTTAAGCATCGTATTGGTGTAAGTATTAATGGTGAATCTGCTAGGTACAAAGAGCTTAAAGAGGATAAGTACTACATCCCGGAAGACTGGGATGAAACACTTCAGCAAGATTTAATTGATTTCACAGAGGAAGCTAATGAGTATTATCATAAGTTTCTTGAAATACTCACTCCTAAGATCGGTAGAAAGAGAGCAAAAGAGTCAGCTAGATTCTTTAAGACATTTAACTCTCAGATTACCATGGACGTCATGTTCAACTGGAGGAGCTTTGCACATTTCTTAAAACTACGTAACTCTGAGCATGCTCAAAAAGAAGTTAGAGAATTAGCTCAGCAAATGCTTAAGCTTGTAAAAGAGATTCCAGGTAACCCTTTTGAGAAAACAATTAAAGCTTTTAATCTATGAGCAACAATAAACAAATCATGAAACTATACACAGAACAGCCAACGCACACTTGCGTTTTTGAAAAAAGCAAAACATCAAATTCTAATGAAGCAAAATGTAAACATTGCAATAATGTTAGGTATTTAATTGGTGTAGTTAAAAACGAAATACAAGGAGGTAACAATGAGCAACAATAAACAAAGTAAGTTCTATAAGAAACCTACACTGAAAGAACGTTTACAAAATCTGAAGTATTTCTTTTTATTCTGGAAAGGACGCAGTAAAGGTGTAATTTATACACGTGATATTGAACTAGATGACTTTAGGTATATCTTTTTTGCCAAGGGCTTTGAGAAATATGGTTATCTAGGAACACACCTATGGCATGAAGAAGGTGCTTACTTTAAGGCTCTTTATCCTTTAGTACTTGCTTTAGATTATGAAGCTAAACCCAAATGGTGTCCAAGATGGTTTCTTAGATTCTTACATGTCTTTGGTAGTGACAGATCTATTGTAAGAGTCCGTAACTGGACCTTGCATAACTTACTACGTAGACTAACTAGAGGTATTGGTTTTATTGACTGGAAGACTAAATGGGAAGATTATGATCTACGGATTTCTATTCATGGACCTCAACATTTACAAAACTTAGCTGATGATATAGAACATGGTTTTTATTCTAGAGGCAGACAGCAAGAGTTAGTAAATAAGATTAAACAACTAGATCCTAATGCATCTATTATCTGGGGAAGTGCTGAAAGATTGGAAAAACAATTGGAAGCACTAGAAAGAAAAGCCGGTTATGACAATGACTGGCATAATGAAAATGATTAAAGTAAACTTCTACAACTTCTTTAGAAAAAAACAAGGGCAGAGACAATACCCGTATGTGTATTTTTATCCAATCCCTCTATTTGCAATCTCAAAGACAGGACCTAGAGAAATAAAACTTCATTTAGGCTGGCTTTATTTTACAGTACTATTTACTTACAGCAGATGGTAAAATCAGATTTATTTAAATTTGTTCAACAATGCATCCTAGAATATCCTAGTAAAAAGGAAGAGATAAAGGATGTCTATTATTTAGCTCTATCAGAAATAGAAGAAGGTGGCTCAGAAAATCATGAGTGTCAACTTGCTATTAATGATATTCAGGAAATTATCTCAGGTGATTAAAGTCCAAAAGACTAAGACTCTTGATACTAAGGATAATAACAATAGTGCTAACTGCATTGCACCTAACCTAATATATGGTTGTTTTGGTGGATGTGTTAGCACTTACTGTTATATGTCCAGATATAATGGAGACAGAGTCTTTGTAAACACAAATGTTGATGACATATTCCAGTCTGTAGTTGAATGGGAAAAAGATTATATCAAAGTTCCTGATCAACAAGACCCTATATATACTATGGTAGATATAGCATGCAATACAGATTTAGTATTAATGCAGAAACATTTACCTGAACCCCTGATTGATTATCTTAAAAGGTATGATGATCACCCAAGATTAAACACAACAATGGCTACTAAGTACCCAAGTTTATTAAAGCTTGATGTTAGACACTTTAATAAAAAACCTAGGGTAAGAGTTAGCCTAATGCCCCAAGTATATTCCGATATACTGGAACCTAAAATGCAAAAGATTTCAGATAGAATACTGGATATCAATAGGTTAAAAGATCTTGGATGGGAAGTACATTGTAATTACAGTCCTGTTATATTTTACCCCGGTTGGGAAGAACCTTATGAGGAACTTTTCAAAGAAGTAAAAGAACATGCAGGAGAAAATAAGTGTGAAGTAATTGCACTTACAAATCATGCTAGACAGATGGCTCGTTCATCAGATGCAGCTCAAGAGTTAATGAAATATAGCTCAGAAATTAAGAACCGTGAGCTAATAATGAGGTATCCTTTGAGCTATAAATACAAACTAATAGACAAGTTTAAAGGTATATACAAGAAATATTTTGATGAAAAAACCATCAGATATATATTTTAATTTGTTTGTTTGAGTTCTAATTACTATATTTACACAATAAAAGTTTAAACCAATGGGATACAAAAAACCAACAGAAGTGACCAGAATGTTTCTGGAAAATGCAAGTCTGCCTAACCATGCAGACTCTTACACAGTTATATCACATAAATTTGTGATGGATAATACTGTCAAAATGCTGACAGATAGCGGCTTCAAGATTACTAAAGAAACCTTTAGAGCTAATCAAGGAGCAAATGTTGCACAGGGTATTTATCATATTACTCCTACAACATTAGACTCAGAGATCAATAATGAGAATGAGTTAGGAATGATGTTTGCCTGGACAAACTCTTATGACAAATCTATTAGATTCCAATGTTCAATTGGAGCTTATGTAATGGTTTGTCATAATGGAATGGTGTGTGGTGAGATGAATTTCTCTAGAAAGCATACAGGTACTGCAGACATGGATATCATTTCTCAGATTTCTAATCAGATTAAAAATGCAGAGAAAACATTTAAACGTATTCTTGCAGACAGAGATAACCTTAAGAATGTAGAATTGTCTAAGAAGCAACAAGCAGAACTTATAGGCCGTCTTTACTATGAACATGAAATTCTAGAGCCAACTCAACTTACAATTATCAAAAGTGAGATGGAGAAACCAACATTTAACTATAATGTTGATCAGGATAATGCATGGGCCTTTTATAATCATGTTACACATGCTTTAAAAAAGACTCATCCAAGAAGCTGGTTAGCTAACACAAAAGAGTTTCATGATTTCATGACTGTTGAATTTCTTAATAACAACAACTACACTGTTGTTGATACAGTTAAGATTGCAGACTTTGATGTATTGATTGATGAAAGTCATTTAATTGATGTAGATATTGAGGCTAACTTAGCTTCTATTGAGTTCTCTAAAATGATGTTAGAGTAATGCTGTGGATACCCATCTGCCTTATTCTTGGTATTATAATTATCAGAGGCTTAGCAAAAAACAAAGACAGGTTTTAGATTAAACTACTAGAGAGAACCAACCCCGGATAGATCCCTGTCCTATCCGGGCTCTCTTAACTTAAAAAAATCATGGCAAAACAAGAACTTGTAATTATTGATGGAGAACTAGAATATGTTATCCATGAGAGATTAACAGACAAAGGTCTGCATATTGAACTAAAATATAGTAAATCACAGTGTTGGTCTGATAGTGTCAGAGATACCACAGCACTGGAAATACTTGATGATGGTAATGGTGTTAAGATTATTACAAAGCTTAACAAACAAATTGATTACCATGAAGTAATCACTCTTTCAATATTATTAAATAAAATTGTAGGTGATAGTCATAACATTGAGATCATTAAATATAAAGAAGATGACGGTAAATAAAAAATCTAGAAAAGATGATTCTGTATCTGGAGTACTTGAACAGAACACACAAAAACTTAATATTCCCAAAAGATTCAAGTATAAACTTGTAAGGGAATCTGATGGCCTTACTAAAATAGGTAGCAGCATAGTATGGATTGAGTTTAATCCTAATGGGAGTTTTAAAGCAAAGCATGATGAACCTAAAGTTGGCTATTCACTTATGCTAGATCCAAGAATATCTTTTACCTGGCTAACAACAACCATCACTGAAATCTTCTATAAAAAGAAGAACAAGATTAGATTTAGAACAAGGAATTCCATTTACGTATTAGAAATACTAAAATGACAAGACAAGAAAAAATAGAAAAGCTAATGCTGGATATTTACTGTGAGTTATACGCAGCATCTACACCTGCAGCAGACTTTGAATTACTGATGGAAGAATCTCCTAAAAATGAAAAAGGGCAGATAGTAATTCCTTATATGGATTATGAGATAGAACAAAGTGTACATGATAGTATAATAGAAGAGGCCCTGAAAAAATTCAGAGCCCCTAAACATATAAAACAATCTATCAGAAACGGAATCTATCTTGGTTGTTCACCTAGATTTAAAAAAAATTAAATACTAATTGATCTAAAAGATGCTTCAGTAGCAGCATAATTAAGTACAGGTAATGCTGGAGATCCTCCGGCATTGCCGGTAACTGTTACAATAATTGAATAATCATGTCCAGAAGTTAATGTAAAGTCACTTTCACCTTGATAAATTTGAATAGTACTTGTTACAGATGCGGGTGAAGCTGAAATCAATTGCAAAACTCTCAGCCCTATAGTATTATCAAATAACCAAGCTTCAACCTTTTCAACATTTGGATTATACTGTCTATCAAGATTTAATGATAAGAAAACTCTATATATACCACTATCTGCTGGTTGGAATCTGCAAGTTGTTGAGCTTTGAGATAGGTTAATACCACCCGCTGTTCCTTTGGTGAATGCAAAATAAGTAGAATCAAAAGGTATTTCTAAAGGATTATTAAAAGGAAACAGTACATAAGGTGCACTTGTTCCAGTCCATCTAACTTTAACATAAGATTCTTTTAAACCTAAATGATCTTGTAATTGAGCTAAACCAGCTGCAGCTACTCCAGTACCACCATTAGCATAACCTAAAGTACCACCCATAGTAATTGTACCTGAGGTTGTAATAGGAGAACCTGTAAAGGTCATACCTGTAGTACCACCATTAACGTCAACACTTGTTACAGTACCGGATCCTGATCCACCTGTAGCAGCAATAGTAAAGTTAGGATAAGATCCTGTTACTGTTACGTTAGCACCTGCAGTAAGTGTTACAATTTGATCTGGAGCTGTGTTATTGATAAATAGGTTTGTGCCACTTGTATTGTAAGAAATACCGGGACCTCCAATTAAAGTATATAAGCTATAACCTGAACCATTTCCTAAAAGAAGCTGATTAGCAGATGGGGTTGCAGTTAAACCTGTACCTCCATTTGCTACTCCAAGAGTACCTCCTAAAGTAAGAACACCACTTGTTGTGATCGGTCCACCTGAGAAAGTTAAACCAGTTGAACCTCCGGAAGCATCAACAGAATTAACTGTACCAGAACCATTTGAAGTCCATTGTACACCTGTTGCAGTTGAAGTAAGTACTTGACCAGCTGCTCCTAATGAACCAGCATTATCAAACAAACCAAAACCTACTTTGAGATCATCTAAAAGTTCAATAGTACCTGTAGTAGGATTTTGATAAATCTTAGAATTTACCAAAGGTCCTTTTGCACAATTAGTTCCAGGGATAGCCGGGGAGAAAATAGGTACATAGTTTACACCACCTTGCAAAGTATTTGATAGCATTACACACATCAAATCTTCTGCTTTAATACCTAAAGCATCCATCTCTGGATTGTAACCACCAGTTACTAACGTGCTATCTCTTTGTCTTCCTAACTGAAAGTAGTCTCTCTTAGGGACAAGAGTCTTTACTGTTTTCTTTTTTGAGAGAAGTCCTAATACTTCTTGGATAAATGTTGCCATTTTAAATAAGCTTATATATTAATATACAAATAATTACTGATAAATCAACTACCTTTTTTCCATTTCTTGCTGGAAGATGCTGTCTTGCTTGGACTCCATTTTACTTTATCTGCCCAATAAGCTGCTGACATTTTTCCTTTTGAAATATTCTTAGCATGCCTAGATTTAAAAGCTTCTCTCTGGCCCACAGTTTGGTTAGTTTTAACTCCCTGTTGTCCAAAGCGGATTGTTTTAACCTGGTCTCCTTCTTTAGCTACTACAATGTGAGACTTAGTAGGATGACTGGGTGTACGTTTAGGTTTATTAAAACCTTCTACACCGGCTCTTTCAATTCTAGGATCCTTCTTCATTTCCTTTTACTTTAAATAGTCCTAAGGTAATACCTTCTAATAATGAGTTTTTTGCCCATAAGAAAACCCAGCCTAACAAAGAAATAGGAATAATAGTAGACCAAGCTGCAAAATCCTTTTCATAGAAAAGGTTCATTGCAATCATTGTTAATGCTGAAATCAAAAAGAGTAATCCAATAAATGTAGTTACTCCTTCTCTTAATCTATATTGTGGTGTCATGCTATTAATGTTTTAATAAAACTGAATATTGTTTTTCTATATGTTATAACACAAAGCAATGTTGTTACTAAAGACCAAATAATTAAAGGCCATTTCCACCAATAATCTTTATAGATGGTTACAGGCTTTTCTACCTGAACTTCTTTTGTTCTATAACGGATCTCAGTTTTCCCTGGTACATAGATTTTTACTGTATCTATTTTACCTTTTGTTTTGAGTTTGTTATTTTTTAAAGCCAACTCTAGATTAACAAGCTTGCCTTGTAAACTAGACATCTCTACAATTTTTACTCTTCCTAAACTATCACACTCTAACAGTGCTTCAATATAGGAGCTATCCGGTTCAACAGTTACAACTGTATCCTTGATGTAAATACTATCTCTGATATATTCAGTTGTATGTGTTTTACAATCATTACAGATTTTTTCTCTTTGCTTTCTTGTTACAAAACAAGATGTTAAAAGACTGCTTAATACTAATAATATAACTAACTTTTTCATTTTATTTTATCCCTTATTTTTTTAGGTAACTCCTTTAAATGAAAAAGATTAACACTAGACTTAGTATGAGTTTTTCCAGTCATAAGTTTACCACTAGCATCTTTATGAGTACTACCTGTATAAAGACTCCCATCTTTTTTATAATGTGCTACACCTTTCATTATCTTTTTTTACCTTTATGTAGACCGTGACTAGCAAATTGTTTACCAGCTTTGGTTGCTTCTCTTTTTTTAGCATTTGCTGCTGCAAGTTTTTTTCTACCTGCAGGAGTGCTTTTTAATTTAGAAATAGTTGCAGACGGAGCATATACCTCACCTGTTTCACCGGAAGGTTTGCCAGAAGGAGTTCTCCATTTTTGTTTGGTCCATCTGTCTAGACTCTTTTGTGGTGCTGCTTTTGCCATTACTTTATTTTACCAGCTGCAATACTGTTAAGTTCTTTTACTTTTTCTGCTGCCATTCTTTTGACATCTGCCATAAGCTTAGCATCTTTTTGAATCTCTACTGCTCTTTGTAAAGTACTCATTGCAGATTCAATTTCCCATTTTCTCATTTCTGAATTACTAGGTCCAGAAATAACAGAAGGTGAGGATTTTCTGCTCACCGTCTTTTTTGCTGTTGTTGATTTTTTAGTTGCCATTATTTTTTGGTTTTGTAGCCACCGCCATTAGCTTTGTATTCTTTAGCAAGCATTTGAGCTTTTCTAGCTGACCATTCACCAGGATCTCCTCCTTTTGAACCAGCTTTAATTTTGTTAAACAAACTTTTCCTCATACTAGGTTTAGTATAATTTCCAGCTGCATTAACCTTTGACTTAGATTTCTTTACTACCATTTAGTTTCTTTTTAAACATTTTTTTATGGAACAAATAAGCCCATACAAATACAAGTGTAAGACCAATATCAAATAGTAATGCAGGAATAGTAGGAGTTTCTTGTTTGAGCATCTCATACAATGCCCCCAAGATCATAGTAATAATTCCAAACTTCAATGTCCAGTGTCGAATGAAACCCCAGTTATGTACAATTTTATCATTATCCCCATACAAATATAAATAGAACATTGTAAGACATCCCCCCAAGATAAGATGTGTGATAAAACTAATAACTGTTATCATTTTTCGTGTCTCTTTAAATAAGTGGCAGCTAAGTTCTCCACTCCTTTTAAACCAAAGTAGCCTAACAAGAATGCTACACCATACTCACTTTTTCCTTGTAATCCTAGTAAATCTACCGCAATTTGTGTGAGATAATTAGCAGAGAGGGTTCCAGTGGCAATACCAAGAAGTGCAGTTTTCCAATTCTTAGCAGATTGCTTACTTACCATAAGGAGGGAACCAAACATACCAGTTATCATTAAGGTTAGGTCAATACCAAAATTAGCAAGAAACTGTTTCATCCTTTTACTTTTTTAAGTCGAGGGTTAGCTTTTTTTGCAGCAGGAGAGGCTTTTCTTGTAGCAGAAGCAAGAATGGCACCAGCAGCTTGTTTACTGATGCCTTGCTTCTTTGCGATAGAGCTCTGAACTGCTTTGAATCCAGTGTGCTTTTTCATGATTAACAGGATTTACCGCCTTTACGCATCATTGCTTTTCCACCTTTTTTCATCATTGGCATTGCAGGTTTTGCAGCCATAGCAGCACCTTTCTTAGCAGGCATTGCTTTTTTCGCCATTGGTTTCTTCATCATTGTTTTATAGTTTTAGGGGGTTAACATTTCCATTTACGTAAGCTCTTGTTAATCCGTGAGTTAGGATCATTTGCTGTTTTAGCAGAGGTAAGTTTTTTCTTCATGCCTGACATTCTAGCACAGAAAGATTTTTTT